GAGGAAAGGAGGCGCAAAGGTTTTTTAGCGATAGAATTGAAATGAGGTCTTTAATTTTCACTGGGGAATAAAATGAAGCACGAAATTGAGTATGTATCGACAGAAGAATTAATACCATATGCCCGTAATTCGCGCACACATTCGGATGAACAGGTGGCGCAAATATGCGCTTCCATCAAGGAGTTCGGCTTTACGAACCCTGTTTTGATTGATGCGGATGGGATGATCATTGCCGGTCACGGCAGAACCATCGCGGCGCAACGCCTTAAAATTAAAGACGTTCCGTGCTTGCGCCTGTCGCATTTGACCGAAGCGCAGAAGAAAGCATACGTCATTGCCGACAACAAATTAGCGTTAAACGCTGGCTGGGATGATGAGATGCTTGCGTTAGAAATGGGCGAGTTGCAGGAACTAGATTTTGACTTATCACTTACCGGCTTCGGCGATGATGAGTTAGATGCGTTGCTGGCGAAGGCGGTTGAAGAAGGTCTAGTTGATGAAGATCAAGTTCCTGATGTGCCGGAAGAACCTGTTAGCGTGTTGGGTGATGTTTGGAAGTTAGACCAGCACCGGCTTATGTGCGGCGATAGCACCAGCATTGATGCGGTTGATAAATTAATGGAAGGCCATAAAGCAGATATGGTTTTCACCGATCCGCCTTATGGAATGAGTTACGGCGGCGGTAGGGCTAAAGGTGAACACGTATCATTTAACAATCGTTCTGGGGGCATAAAAGCACACGGAATGATAAAAGGCGATGACTTACAAGGCGATGATCTTATTCAGCTAGTTAGGGACGCAATAGCAACAGCCATATCTTGTTCAAAGCAAGGCGCGGCTTATTATGTTTGCTTTACTTGGAGAACCTATTCAGAGTTTGAGCAAGCGATTGAGTTGGGCGGCGGAACTGTTGCTAACTGCATTGTCTGGGACAAGAAAAGCATTGGTTTAGGAAATTCTAATTATAGGCCACAGCACGAATTTATTTTTTATGTTAAGGGCGGTGCGTGGTATGGCGATAAAAGCGAAAGCGATGTCTGGTATATGAGCAGAGGCGCAACTGGCGAATATGTTCACCCTACACAGAAACCTGTTGAGTTAGTTGAGCGTGCTTTATCTAATAGCAGTAAGGGCGGTGATATAATTTTAGATAGCTTCGGCGGTTCTGGATCAACGCTTATCGCTTGTGAGAAGTCTGGGCGTAAGGCGCGTTTGATGGAACTTGATCCAAAATATATAGATGTCATTATTAAACGCTGGCAAGATTACACCGGCAGGAAAGCAATACACGCGGAAACAGGCAAAACATTTAATGAGTTAAGTAATGTCTGATCAAACATTTCCGCTTGAAACGATATCTAAACTGCTCGATTTAACGCCACAGCGCGTTTTGCAACTTGTTAATCAGGGGATTATTCCGAAGAAGGCGCGTGGCAGATATGAACTTGTGCCGGTGGTTCGGGGTTATATTAAGTATTTGCGCGAACGTGGATTGCGTGCGGATGTTAGCGGTGATGATTATAACGCGCACCGCACGCGGCTAACCAAGGTAAAAGCCGATCTAGCCGAAATGGAAAAGGCGCAGATAGAAGAACAACTTATTCCATCAGCTGATGTGGAAGCCGCGTGGATGGAAGTGTCGCAAAATATGAAGCAAAAATTGCTGGCGTTTCCACAGCGCGTTGCGCCGGAAGTCTATGCCGCAGAAAAGTTAGTTGAAGTTAAAAGCATACTAAAAGATCATATTTATGACGCATTACAGGAAATAGCTGATGTCAAAGTCAAAGTCATTAACCCTATCAGGTCATCCGACAGTGGCGAAGATCAGTCAGAAAATAATGGCGGCAATGCAACCGCCGCCAAATCTGGCGATTGACGAATGGGCTGATATATACCGGCGGCTATCGCCAGAGGCTTCGGCTGAACCGGGGTTCTGGTCAACGGATCGTGCGCCTTACCAGCGCGGAATGATGCAAGCGATATCCGATCCGACTATTGAGCGTGTTGTGTTTATGACAGGCGCACAGGTTGGCAAGACGGAAATAATAAACAATGCGGTCGGTTATTACATCGATCAATCGCCGTCGCCTATGCTTATCGTTCAGCCCACGCTTGAGATGGCAAAAATGTGGTCTAACGACCGCCTTGCACCTATGCTTCGGGATACGCCAGTTCTTAAAAACAAGGTTAATGATGCACGATCACGCGATAGCGGCAACACGCTATATCAAAAATCTTTCCCCGGCGGCTATCTTGCTATCGTTGGCGCGAACAGCGCGGCAGGGTTGGCATCGCGTCCGGTGCGTGCAGTATTCTTCGATGAGGTTGATAGATATCCACCATCAGCCGGATCAGAAGGCGATCCGATCAATCTGGGTGTCGCTAGAACAAAAACATTCACCCACAATCGCAAAATTGTAATGGTTTCCACGCCTACTAACAAAGGCGCATCGCGGATAGAAACCGCGTTTAGCCAGAGTGACCAGCGTTATTATTATGTGCCGTGTCCTGATTGCGATCATATGCAAACGCTTAAATGGTCAAATGTGCATTGGAATAAAGACGAACCAGACACGGCAGAATATATATGTGAAGAATGCGGAAGCGCGTGGGATGACGCAAAGCGTTATCGCGCGGTTAAGGGTGGTGAATGGCGTGCGTCCGAACCCTTTAGCGGCACGGCTGGCTTTCATTTGTCGGGATTATATTCACCGTGGACACCGCTTGGCGATGTGGCGAAGGACTTTGTCGCGGCTAAAGTATTGCCTGACACGCTTCGCGTTTTTGTGAATACAACCTTGGCTGAAGTCTGGGAAGAACAGGGTGAACGTGTTGATGACTATGCGGTTGCGGAACGCGCTGAACAATTTGGCGACCGACTTGATAAGCGCATATTGATGATCACTTGCGGTGCTGACGTTCAAGATGATCGCGTTGAGATTGAAACGGTCGGCTGGGGGCGTGATGAAGAAAGCTGGTCGCTTGACTATCGAACGGTTTATGGTGATCCGTCTTCGCCTCAACTGTGGCAAGATGTTGATAACGTCTTGATGTCTAAATACGAAACCGAAGATGATCGCATATTACAGCCACGCGCGACTTGCATCGACTCCGGCGGTCATTACACGAAAGCGGTCTATGATTTTGTTAGGCCGCGTGAAGGTCGCCGCATTTTTGCCATAAAGGGGATGGCTGGGGAAAGCCGCCCTATCGTGTCAAGACCGACCAGAAATAACATCGGAAAGATACGATTATTTACTTTGGGCGTTGACAACATAAAAGAATTGATTTTTTCCAGACTTAAGATACAATCGGAAGGTGCGGGATATTGTCATTTTCCGGCTGATCGTCCAGATGAGTATTTTAAGCAACTGGCATCATCGGAAAAAATTGTTACGAAATTCTCAAAAGGGTTTCCGCGCAGGGAATTTGTGAAGACAAGAACTCGAAACGAAGCGTTAGACTGCCGCGTGTATGCAATAGGGGCATTGGCTATTTTGAACACGAACCTAAACACACTGGCAGACCGACAGGCGCACAAGGCAGAACAGCCTAAAGACGATGCGCCAGTTAACCATCAGCCGCGCCGTGCTTATCGGAAGCCGGGCGGTTTTGTTAATGGGTGGCGTTAATGGCAAATCTATTTGATACCGATAATGCACCGACACTTGAACCTGATCAGATCGTTGTCGGTGATCGCGTTACTTGGCGCAAAAAGAACTTAGGTCAGGATTATCCATCATCTTCATATACAGTTGGCTATGTTGCCAGAGCTTCATCAGGCGGTGGCACGCACGAATTTTCAGTCACCGGTTCGGCGGATGGCGATGATTATCTTTTTACCGTTACATCTGTTGCCAGTGCATCTTTTGACGTAGGGCATCATCATTGGCAGTTAGAAATTACCCGAACCAGCGACGATGAACGGATTGTTATCCAAACCGGTTCGTGGGATATTATTACTGATTTGGATAACAATGTTGATCCGCGATCCCACGCTGAAATTATGCTAGATAAAATTGAAACGGTATTACAAGGTCGAGCAGACGCTGACGTTCTATCCTATTCAATTAATGGTCGTTCGCTTTCTAAAATACCGGTTGCCGAACTGGTTGAATGGCGTGATTACTATCGTGCTGAAACAGTTAAACAGCATCGCATCGATCACGTTAAAAACGGTCGCGCACACTCTGGCACGATCAAAGTGAGGTTTTAGAAATGGGCTTATTTGATTTTCTCAAGCGCACTGAAGAACCAAAGAAATCGTTCAAGAAACGTAATTATGCGGCGGCGCGTGCTGGACGTTTGTTTGGTGATTTTCTGGATTCTAGCAATTCTGCCGACAGCGAGTTGCGGTTTACACTTGAAACGATGCGAAACAGATCGCGCGAGTTGGTGCGTGATAACGAGTTTGCGCGTAGATATGTGAATCTAATGAAGACAAATATCGTTGGTGACAAGGGTTTCCATCTTCAAGTTAAAGCAAGAAATGAGGACGGCAAGCTGGATGCGTCAGGCAACACCATCATCGAAAACGCTTGGAAGCGTTGGGGGCGTTTAGGCGCACCAACAGCGGATGGTCGAATGTCTTGGTATGATTGCCAGCGTTTATCGATTGAAACGCTTGTTCGTGATGGTGAAGTATTTGTTAAAAAGTTATCCGGCACAAAATATCGTGACGGCTTTGCTATTCAGTTTATCGAAGCCGATCTGGTTGATGAACAAAAGAATGAAACGCTTACCAATGGCAATCAAATTCGGATGGGTATTGAATTAGACAAGTCGCATCGACCTGTTGCCTATTGGGTTTTGACCGCGCATCCCGGTGATAAATATTATTATTCTAGTCAATCGCGCAAGCACGTTCGTGTTCCAGCAGATGAAATGATCCATCTGTTTATGGCTAATCGCACGCATCAGACGCGCGGAGAACCCTTTATGGTTTCTGCTATGTCAGCAATGAAGATGTTGCACGCCTATCGTGAAGCAGAAGTTATAGCCGCACGCATACAAGCATCTAAGATGGGCTTTATTAAAACACCATCTGGCGATGACTATGTTGGCGAAGGGTATGAAAACGATTTTACGCCTGTTATTGATGTCGAACCGGGTTCGTTTCATCAGTTGGGGGCTGGTCAGGACATATCGTTCTTTGACCCGAACCATCCTAATAGCAGTTATTCAGAGTTTGAAAGTGCGATGCTTCGCGGCATTTCATCAGGTCTAAACGTTTCTTATGCGGCTTTGTCAAACGATCTATCATCAGTTAATTATTCATCTATTCGTCAGGGTGCGCTTGATGAACGTGATGGATATCGTGCGATGCAGATGTTTATGATTGAACATTTTGTTGAACCGATATTTCGCGCGTGGTTATCTAGCGCGATGGACTTCGGCGGCATTCCGCTTCCAGCAAACAAGTATGATAAGTTCAGCGATAACGCTATGTTCCGTGGTCGTGGTTGGAACTGGGTTGATCCGCTTAAAGAGATAAATGCGGCGGTCGTTGGGCTAAACAATGGCATCTTATCGATGCAAGACGTGGCGGCCAACTATGGGCGTGATGTTGAAGAAACATTCAGCCAGATAGCGCGTGACAAAGAACTTGCAAGTCAATTAGGGCTGTCGATGGCGTTTGAACCGTTTGGAACAAAGATGCCAGCCGCGCCAGAAGTTGAAGGTGGTGACGATGGCGACCTATAAGGGCGAAGAAATTAATCTAAAACCGACCGCAACAATGGCTGAAGAAGCGCAACGCGGTCTGGATTGGCGTAAAGAACACGGTCGCGGCGGTACGGAAGTCGGTGTTGCGCGTGCGCGTCAGCTAGTAAATCGTCAGGAATTATCGCCTGATACTGTGCGGCGAATGGTTAGTTATTTCGCGCGGCACGAAGTTGATAAACAGGGCGAAGGGTTTTCGCCGGGTGAAGACGGTTATCCGTCAGCCGGACGCATCGCGTGGGCGTTGTGGGGTGGCGATGCTGGTAAATCGTGGGCTAATGAGAAGGATCGCATTATGGATAGACTTGATGATGAAAAACGCGCCGCACCTGACGCATTAAGCGTTGGCGATTTTGTTAGCTGGGATAGTTCCGGCGGTCGTGCGCGTGGTAGAATTGAAAAGATAGAGCGTGATGGCAAAATCAACGTGCCGAACACAGACTTTAGCATTACTGGCGAAGAAGATGACCCAGCCGCTTTGATACGTTTATATCGTATGGGTGAAGATGATTATGAGGCAACCGACACGCTGGTTGGTCATAAATTCAGCACGCTAACCAAGATCAATGACTTGCGCGGTGAACGCGAGATTGATTTTTCTGCTGATTTTGATCATAATGCTCAAGATGCAACCGAAGAAAGAGGTGACGATATGGAACAGCGACATATCATTGATGTGCAAGAAAATGATGATGCCTATGTCATCACTTTTGCAAAGCCACATCAAGAAATGGAAGAAAGCGGCGATGATAAGGATATGGAAGAACGTCCATATCACGATGATGAAGAAGAACGCATTGAACGTGCTGATCTAGTTCATCGCGCTATGGATATGGATGATCGCGCTATTGATGAAGAAACACGCACAGTTATGGTTGGTGTGTCTTCAGAAGAACCGGTTAAGCGTTCATTTGGAATGGAAGTTATTGATCACAGTCGCGAAAGTATGAACCTTGAGTTTCTTAACTCAGGTCGTGCGCCGCTTCTGCTAGATCACGATATGGAACGTCAAATTGGCGTTGTGGAATCTGTTAAACTTGATGAGGAAGCACGCCGTCTGCGTGCGAAAGTTCGCTTCGGAAGAGGCGATCTATCTTCAGAGGTGTTTAACGATGTGACGGATAGCATCCGTCAAAATATCAGCGTGGGCTATCGCGTAGATAACCGCGTTGAACGTGAAGGCGATCCCGAAGAATATTATCGGGTGGCCACCACACCTATGGAAATTTCTATCGTTTCAATCCCAGCGGATCAGTCAAGTCTTGTTGGTGTTGGTCGGTCGAGTTCCGAACCTTTACACGCAACCCTAGAGATCAAAGGAGATGACAAAATGTCAGATATCGATCTTGATGCGGTACGGGCGGAAGCCGCCAAAACCGCACAAAAGAATGCTAAAGAGATTATGACTTTAGCACGCAAGCACAACAAGGCTGATATGGGTGAAGAAGCCCTTGGTCGTGGTGCTTCAATTGATGAGTTCCGTGGCGAACTTCTCGAAGCAATCGGCAACCAGCCGCTTGAAACTCCAGCACACGTTGTTGACGTACCGGTAAAAGAAAAGCGTGAATATTCGCTTGGTAAAATGATCCGCGCACAAATCAATCACGATTGGAAAGATGCTGGCTTTGAACGTGAAATGCACGATGAAATTGCAGTTCGCACCGGCAGACAGAGTGAAGGATTTTATATCCCAGATTTTGCTTGGCGTGCTGGCGCAATGGCAACTGCCGCAACTGGCGCAGTTGGCGATGAAAATGTTGTTGATAATTTCATCCCGACAATTCATCGTGGTGATATGTTCATTGAGGCATTACGCTCAAAGCAAGTGATGGCGGCTCTTGGTGTCACCTTTATGGGTGGCTTAACTAACCGCATCAAAATGCCAAAATTCTCAACAGGCGCATCAGCCGGATTTGTTGAAGAACTTGGCGCAGTTGCCGATCAGTCACAGACTGATGCCGGCGTAACGCTTCAGCCACGCACAATGGGTGCATATGTTGATATCGGTCGGCTTGCTCTTAAAGAGTCAATCCCAGCACTTGATCAAATCGTTCAAGACGATCTGCTTCGTGCGCTTGCAGATAAGTTAGAAGCAACCGCCATCAGTGGTTCTGGTTCTTCTGGCGAACCAACAGGCATCTTAAATGATGGCAACGTAGGTAATGTGGATATCTCCTCTGGTACTGACGTTGCGGCTCTGACTTGGGCTGATCTAACCGATCTGGTTAAGACAGTTGAGGACGCAAACGGCGTTATCAACCAAGCAACCCTTGGCTGGCTAACAAACCCGAAGGTGAAGGCGAAGATGGCTAACACTGTTAAGGTCGCGTCAACCGACAGCATTATGCTTCTGAATGATCCGTGGAATAGCATTTATGGCTATCGTGCGGAGTTCACAGGCAACGTTCCATCAAACCTAAATCCGGGCGATGGCGGAACAGATGCTTCAGCACTGATCTTCGGTGACTTCTCACAGTTGATGGTTGGTCTATTTGGCGCACCATCAATTCTTGTTGATGAAACAACCGGTGGCCTTGCCGGAACAGTACGCATCATAGTTCATCAGGACGTTGACGTTGCACTTCGGAACGCCGCTTCATTTGCTATCACAGATGAAGTTTCAACCGCATAATTTAACTGGTGGACGGCTTCGGTCGTCCACCATTTCTGACAGGGGTTTGTTATGAAAGTTAAAATTCTGGAAAAATGTTACACTGGGGAACGCGGCAATATGTTTGCTGGAGAAGAACACGAAGTTAATGATCGCATTGGCGAAAAGCTAATTGCGCGTGGTTTGGCGGAATCTGTTACAGCGAAGAAGGCCGGTCGCTCTAAGAAGAAGTTAGAAGATCGTTCATTTGATGTTGCAGATATTGAAACGCCAGAGGACGACTAATGGCTGTTGAAAGCGCAACCGACCGTGCGATATTTGTTGGCGTTGACGACTTTGGTGTTGCCGCAACTTATACTCCGTCTGGCGGTTCTTCTAGTACTGTTAACGGCATCTTCGATAATGATTTTATTGAGGTTGATGCTGGTGGCGGTGTGGGTGTTTCGCTTCAGCAACCGCGCTTTCATTGCCGCACTGCGGATGTTTCTAGCGCGTCTGAAGGCGATGCGTTAGTGGTTAGCGGTGTTAATTATACCATCCGCATTGTTCAAGACGATGGCACAGGAATGACGATGCTAGTGATGGAAAAGGACTGATGGCACACGTTCGCAAGCAAATCAGGGATGCGGTAGTTACGGCGGTCACAGGATTAACGACCACCGGCACGAATGTGTTTCGAAATCGCGTTTATCCTATTGAGCAAGCGAACTTGCCCGGCTTATGCGTTTTTACTAGAACAGAAGCCGTTGTTTTTGATACAATGACACTGGCGAGATCAATCGCTAGGAATTTAGAAATTATGATTGAAGCGTATGTTGTCGGAACTGCGAATTACGATAACACGTTAGACCAGATTGCCGTTGAGGTTGAGGAAGCATTGGCGGCAAACGTAACTTTAGGAAGTCTTGCAAAGGACGTTATGGTTACGGCTTTTGAAGCGGATTTTAGTGGCGATGGTGAACAGCCGGTTGCTATTGGTCGCTTCACGGTGATGGTTGAATACCGCACCAAAGAAAATGACGTTGAAACAGCCAGCTAACAGGAGTTAATGATGGCAACATTTAAAGGAAACGATGGAGTCGTTATAATTGGCTCTGATACTATGGCTGAAGTGATTAGCTTCACCATTGACCAAACCGCAGAAGTGATCGAGGATACAAGTATGGGTAATAACTCGAAGTCATACAAGGCTTCTTTCACCGATGCCACCGCAACCATTGAAACCTACTTTGATGACACAGATGCGGCGCAACTATCTTGCACTGCTGGTTCGGCAGTAACGGTCAATCTTCAGATGGAAGGCAATACCACCGGCGACCATCGCTTGACCGGATCAGGGAT